AAGAAAGCCATTGGTGTCGCTGACCGCCCACATTGCCTCTAGGTAGTCTCCCGCCGCGAATGTAAATATGGCCGTCCGGCTGACCACCAGGCGTGCGCCATTATTCTTTAACGTGTTAACCATTGTCGATCCGACGGCATCAGTTCCGTTGACCCTCGGCCAGAAATAAAAGTCCACGCTTGATGACGCCCCCGCGCTGATCTGCGCCGAAAAGCTGATCATATATTCGCCAGCTTCAGAGAACACGATGCGCGACGGGTTTGTGGCGTCATTTGAGATGCCGTCGCTGCTGCTCGATGTGTAGGTTAGGGCGTATGGGGTATCGATCGCCGCTGCCGTCTGGTCGCTGCTGACAGCGCCATTGTAGTGGCCATCCTCCAAAACGATTTGCCGCCACTCGCCGTTTTTGCTGATCACGGGATACTCGTTGACGTCATCCCACAGAAGGGTGCCGTTCTGAGACGGGTTGTCCAAGTCTGTTTTGTGGCCGAGGTTGGGGATGGCATTAGACAGAAATGACGTTAGCTGCCTGCTCCACGTTTTCCAGTCGTCGCTGAGAGGCAGGGGTACTCTGATCATCTGCGACCACCCTGCCGGACGTCGGCCCTAAAGTTTCCGATGCGCCAGTTGCCCGCTGACTGGGCCTCAAGTCTCATGCGCACCTGACGCCCCTGTAGCCTCACATCGGTCGGCTGTGCCGCCGTATATGGGCCGTAAGACGTATCTGCGTCAGTCGGGTAGTATCGGGTCTTGAACGTCGCCTGCACGTCTCCGATGTTGATTTCGTCGGGAATGATCTGCATGACGTTTGCAACTTGATCGCCGGAGCCGATCTTGAATGGGCCGCTCTCCACGAACAGCGAGGCGCTGTCATAGTTATAACCGATTTCGTGGTCATAGACGGTCCCCGCCGATGACGCCCAGATCGGCTTGCGGAATACGCCGCGATCAAATCCAGCCGTTCGGTCCAGCGAGCCGATCAGCCAGTGACCCTCCTGATAGTCATAGGCGACGTAGCTGTCGATCTCGGTGCTGCTCGTTGAGCAGTAAAACCACCAGACCTCATTGTTCTGACCGTTGGCCACAGCCCAAGTCTTGCTGACCTGCGCCGAGTTTATGTTGTCGAAAACGTGGTCATAGACGTCGCACGGCAGCGCCTTAACACTAGCTCCGTCGAATAAATAGAAGGCCTTCTGCCCCAGCCAGAAAACGCCGCCTGACGTGCTGGCCACGGCCTTTCTGGCGATCAGACCTGACGCTTCGCCAACTCGCTCAAACTGATAGACAAACGGAGGCCCAGTATAGACCGCGCGATGCGTGTCTGTTTCGGTCAAAATGAGGGTCTGACCCTGCGCACGAATACCCGCCATAATGCGGCCCGACGTTTGCAGCGTGTGATCGCCAGCTTGGTTTGTGCTGGCTGCTGCCCAAATCGTGTTGTCCTCGAAGTCGCACCATGCGATCTTGCGCGGATCGCCGCCACTGGCAAGCGCGAATAGAAACCGCTCCTCGGTTACGACGAGACCCAGATTGCCGGTCGGGGCGTTCGAGATCGCAGCCGCAGGCGTGCCTGTGCCAAGCTGCCACTCATAAAGCTTTCCGTCATCGACGGAACAGGCGACTAGATATGGACCCCAAGTGTCGAGAGACCATGTCGTGACTTCTGAGGTGTTGCCAGTGTCAGGTCGCGGCTGGCCATAGAAGCCGGTGCCGTACAGTCCGCCGCCGTAGCCGGTGTTGACCGCGGCATCCTCTCTGCCAGCCGTCAGCCCGACAGGCGTGATGTCGTAAGTCGTGCCGCTAGATGTTGAGGCGTAAAGTTTATTGTACGTCCCAGCCGCGATCCATCTACTTGCCGTGTTGTCCTCCCAAGCCAGCATTGCACGCGGTGCCGCCGCGTATGCTGAAGCCATGCGTTCCTCCCAGCCGCCAACCGGACCTAGCGCCCCCTCATGCCAGCGCACGAGGTTGCCGTCGCGCCAGCGACCCTCTGACTGCATGTCAGTGCCATGTTTTCGGAAGCCTGCGGGGATTTTTAGTTCGATCAGGGGCATTATGACACCTCAAGGTAGCCAGATAGCAAATAATGTCTGCCACTATCAGAAGAGCTGGCCGACACGTCCTCAGTATTGCCTTTGTTAAAGGAAGTCACGTCTACCTCATTCATTCATCGGTCAACCGATCTTTTGAAAAATCAGTTCTGCGTAAGTTTCGACTTCACCTGCCCCCATCGCGTGACCCTCAATGGCTTCGCCACCAGCATCAGCATACACCTGCAATTCGAATACTTTCTCGGACGCTATTGTGAAGACACCATTAACGGGGAGGTGGTGACTGTCAGACAGAGTGCCTGAATATCCGCTACTACGTCCGTTCGCGCCAACAACCGTTGTTGTCCCATCTGTTACGTTTCTGAGACGTGGTTGAAAACTGTTTGATTTATCTACAGTATTAAATTTAGTGGCCGCACCTCCCCATCCCGATACTCTATACGTTCCCGCAGGGAGTGTAATCTGCTTGGTTGACAGAGACGCCCCAGTGATACCGTTGTAGTGCACTGTGTTAATATTTTGGGTTGTCCAATCACTTGCAGTAAGTGACGCCCCATCCGTCCCAGACGTCTGCTCGTTCTTTACAATTAAAAATTCAGTCAGGCTGTTATCCACATAAGCCTTGACAGATTGCTGCGATGGAACGGCTGTGGCGCTGTCGCTTGCCATATCATCTTCGTCTTTGAAATCAAGCTGCCCGAAGGTATCCGTACCCGTCGAATACGGCACCTTGTTTTCACCTGTCGCCAGACCTGCAAGAGCGGTTAGCGTCGCGTCACTTGCTTGTTTACCATCAAGCTGCGTCTGGATGTTGCTGGTTACGCCGTCAACATAGTTAATCTCGGTCACTGTGGCGGTGACGCCATCCAACACGTTTAGCTCGGCTGCGGTGACAGTCGCGCCGCTTAGGATATTAATCTCCGCCGCAGTCGCCGTCACAGGAACGCCGCCGATGTCAAAAGACGTAAGGTCAGGCGTCATGGCCGTTGTGCCGTTCAGCACATCAACGATGTCATCGAGCGCCGTGTTGATTAGCGTACCCCAAGCGCCTTCGGAGCCGCCTACGGTTGGCTTTGTGATGGTGACTGTCATTGGCTTGGCCCCTTAAACTGTACCGCTTCGCGTGCGGAAAACCCGATTGTCCGGGTCATTCATCCATTTTTTCATCGCCTTGGGATCGTCAGCGATGCCCTTGCGCTTGAGGTCATAATACACAGACAGAGGTATTGACGCCACTCGCTGCATGTCGCCCCAGCGACCGTCGTTGTCGTTATATTGGCGCTTGTTCTGCTTGGCGATTGCCGTGGCGTCCTGTCGCGTCTCAACGACGTACTCGCCCTTGTCTGTGACGTGCCAGTATTTCGTAACCCCAGTTAACTCGTCGTAGTCAAATAAACGTGCCATTTCTCGCTCCCATAGAAGAAGGGGGCGACCGAAGCCACCCCCTGTTTGCTTTGCGCATCGCTTACGATACGTTCAGGTCCGCGACCAAGGCGTGGGCCGCCTCGCTGTGAACCTTCACGCCACCTTCCCACAGGAGCATATATTTGGTGGCGTCGCCGGTTTTCGCAAGTTCTGTGGTTTCGAAGTTACGCAGGGTAGCAACCGCTGCGTATTCAGGATCGAGGAACCAAGCATCACGCTCACGCTGGAAGCGGTTAGTCACAACCGAGAGTGTACCGAAATCGCTTTGGTACACGTCAGCCGTGCCGACGATGGTGGTCGGACCGTCCGAAGGTGCCATGTAGCGCTGCGCCGCGATACCAGCGAAGCCGGACACAACAGTTTTGTTGTGCGGGCCAACCATCAGGATCGAAGGCTCGCCGCCATTGGTGTACGCAAGCTGCATCGCTTGCTTCAAATGGGTTTCAGTAAAATCGCGCTGAGTTCCGTCAGTACGAGCGTCGGTGCCGTCGCCGGTTGGCGAAACGCCGCCGGAGCCAACAACGTCGTTTGATGCGATCCACGCGCCCAGACCAGCGGTCTCAGGGGCAGTGGAAGAGTTGCCTGCGACGGCCGCATTGTTCAGCAGGACTGTTGCCTCCACATCGCGTTTCAGCTCTTTTCCGCGCTTGGCGAGGTTGAATGCGATTTCATCGTTGCGGCCCGCCGCGTCGTGCGCAGACAGGTTGTCAGCGATGATCGAGGTACGTCGAAGTATCTGCGTATAATTTCCGACGCGCGAAGTTGCCGCAGTGCTGTCGAACGACGAAACGTCGTCGCCAGAAATGCGTGCAGTGGTGTCAACTGCCGACAAGCTGTCGGTCTGCCACTCGAAGTACGAGTTTCGAACGCTTTCAGAGCCGACATTCGACTGGAACGGCGTGGCTTCAGGCGAGATGTTGGTGATTGTGTCCGAGAGTTCTTCGCGCAGACCAACTGCGTCGAATTTGGTGAATGTGTTTGCTACGATAGCCATGATTTTGCCCTCCTAGAGCAAAGATTTGATGTAGTTAGCAGCATCATTGACGCTGCCGGTTTGACGAAAACGCTGTCGCGCTTGTTCTGCGCCTGACTTTGGCTTCGGCTGCGATCCCCGCGACCCTGACTTGAGGGTCTTTGCTGCGCGCTTGACAGGCTTTTTCTTAGCCTGTGTCGCACGACTTTTGCCCTCATCGTAAAGCATGGCCTTTCGGGCCACCTTCACCAGTGTCGCGTTTTTCAGCCCATTAACGTCCTCCTCGGAAAATCCTTCGGATAGAAGGAATGTCCTTAGCTTCTGAGCCTCGCTTTCCGCGACACGACTGTCGCGCCATTCGGGGATCAGGTCAGGTAGGATTTGACGTTGCTGATCGACGTACTGAGCCTTGAGTTTCTCGGCTTTCTGTACTTCGATCTGGTGCAGCCGTTCCTGCTCCTGACGAACCGCCTGCAACTGAGCTTGACGCTCTTCCTGCTGCTTGCGGAACTGACGTTCAGCTTTTGCGGCCATTACGGGGTCTGCGTCATACAGAGTATCCCAGTCAGGCTCTTCAATTGCCAATGCCTGAATGCGCTGGACCAACAGTGGTAGTCCCTGCGCATACATTTGGCGCTCCTGCTCGACCTCAGCTAATTCTGCCTCCATGCTCTTGCGCATTTCGGCAAGCTCTTGGGTCTTGCGGGTGTAATCCCTCTGACGCAAGTGTCCGCTCTTCAGCTCTTCAACCGTCAACTCTTCGCCGTCTACCTCGACCGTTGCGGCCAGTATGTCGAAAGTTTGGTCGTCGTCCTGATCAACGTCATCGCCGTCATCGTGATCGTCCTCATACTCATCCAAGGATTGCTCCTCTTCCTCGTACTCTTCGGACAGAATAGATGCATCATCCTCTAATGCATCCTGCGCTTCAGCCTCTGGTGCCTTGTCCTCAAGGGGGGCCATCATGGCGCTGATTGCTGCTGCTGCACTGTTCAGGTCAGTCCCTTGCGGGGTGCTGTTATCTGACATCACATTTCTCCAATATTATGCGGTCATTTTCCTAGTTTGGCAATTGCCGCATTATCTTTCATTGCACGGAGCTTCTGACCAACGGCCTGTACGCCCCGCAGTTTCAAGTAGATGCCCTCGCGGGCTTCCCTATCGCTGGTCCCAGTCGTCTTGAACTCAGACCAGCAATCCTCTTCGATCTCATCCAGAAATCTAACCAGATCGGTGTCATCCAAGAGCCGCTCGGCGGCGGCTCCGTCGTCGATGATTTGCTGCTTAGTTTTCGTCATCTACACCCCCCTTGATGACTTCAGCCTGCGCCTTCATGACTTCCCGGTTGATCGCCAATTCGGCGCGGATTTTCTCGACGTCAAGCTGCGTACCGTATTTGGCCATCATCTCTTCAGCCTTGACGAACAGCTCTGCATCCAGCTCGTCGCGCTTGCGATCATCTTCCATTTTCGCCTTCTCGCGCTGCATTTGCAGGTCTGCCGCCTTCATCTGCATGTCGGCTTGGATTTGCTGGATTTGAACCGCAATTAGCTGCTCGTTGATGTCCGGCTCATCAGGCTGCTGCGGAGGCTGGAATTGTGCTGGATCAGACCAGAACTGAGACGTGTCTTTGAAGCCTGCAAGCTCGGTCATAGCCTTCAGCGTGTTTGACAGCTTCTGCATGTCGGTCAGCGGATTGATCGGCCCCATTGTGGATAGCGCCTCTTTCTGCATCTCGGCAATCTGGCGCAGCATCATCATGCGCTCGCTGTCGCTGCCACGCCCCAACGCCACGTTAACCGAGACATCCATGTTTGCGTTCCACACGCGCGGATCGATCGGCACGAACTCATTCGACAGGCGAACCATTCGCGGGCGATCCTGATGCGTGGTGATCAAGTGCAGAATGATCTTGTATAGCTGTTTCATGCCGGTCTCGGCAAAGATGCGGGCGATCAGCTCGATGTGCTGCTGGGCGGCGCTCACAGTGGCCTGAACTGCCGTTGCTGTGGATGACTGCAATGCGCCAGCATCAAGGCCCGCAGAAGCCTTTGAGATGCCTGTGCGGGCCTCTTTGATCTCGTCCATGTATTGCAGAACCGGGAACGCCTGCTGGCCGACGAACGGCATAGTCATAGGCTGCACCTGACCGGCTGCACGCTGCCTGATGACCGCGCCGGTCTCGGTGTTCATCACGTCCTGCATGTTCACCATACCCTCGACGACAGCAACGCGGGGGTGGATCGACATCGCCAAGCTGTCGAGCGTGTTTCGCATGATCGACGACTTGATCCGCTGAATATCTCCAACAGTGTCGGCAACCGACATTCCGAAGAAGTCGTGCGCCTCCGGGTCTGGGCAGAAAGTTGCAAAAGGA